AGGAACCACAGGAGCAACTGGAACCTCACCGGCAGGAGCAGCAGGAGCAGCAGGAACCACAGGAGCAGCAGGAGCAACTGGGGCAACAACACCGTCGACAATCATCAAATCAAGAGGTGCTATAGCAGGAATATCGGGTTGGGCAGGAATGAGAGTTAGAACATCTGCTATTGTTCTGACACGAGCCGCTTCTGAAGGCAATCGTCCTGCCGCATTTCGTACACGCCTAGCATCACCACCACCATTTTGCAAAAGAAATTCAACCTTTTCAAATTCTACTGCATTCATAATTTTGGCTGCCGTGTGAAGCGGTGTATCTCGATGACGATCGAGCTTGTAGATCCTAAATGCCTGACGACCACCACGATCTTCGCGAAGGATTTCAGTAATCCGTTCCATATCTTTGGTTCGTATCGCTGCATGGAGTATAGTTCCAACACGATTATCGGAAATTCGCATCATCTTGAAGAGCCGTTTCTCTCCTCCAACTTCTGCTTGTAACCATGGAGAATCAAGAATCTCTCGTACTTGTTCCATAGTCCCTCTCGCAACTCGTGATGCTGTTTGTGAATAATAATCCCAGTACGCTTGAATTACTTGATTCAACGGTCGTATATGAGCCATTTATAAACCCTTGGATAGAATATTTACATTCTTCCGACTCTTCTTCCTCCGATTGCGATATGTGTGACGTCTTGCTCCTGTCTTGGTTTGACCAAACTGTTCCTTGAATGTCTGGTAGAATTCGTCTGGAAGAACTCCCTGAATGTCCTCTGGATAGATAATACTTTCACAGCCAATAAAAGGACACTTTCCTGTGTATCCGTCCTTCTCTATGATTTCCTGCAAATTGTCAACTCCTTCTCCCGGATGGTTTTCAGATCCATCGTGAAATGTGTGTGTGAGAACGTAGAAGACACCGTCCTTTTCTTTGGCAACTTGTGTCTTCCCGTTGGGACCCGTAATTACTTCCATTACTTTTGAGCACGAAAGTGTTCCATGACCCACAACCCCTGCAAGAAAGAGTCCGCAAGGTCGTCTTTCTTTTTGTGTTTGTCAAAATGCTCCTGGTTCTCTGCCGGAACAAGAGCACGAGCATGAAGAATACCAGTGTTCTTACGACCGCGATACGAACGCACACTATCATCAACCGTAACAATGTTTGATAACTTATGCGTAGCAGACACACCTTCGCATTTCATACCTTTCATTGAAAAATACATTTGGATCATGGCCTGAACTGCGTACATTCTACGCTCGGGTTGGTTTTCAACTGCAATCAAATCTGCGTTTTTCCACGAAGCTGTGCGAGCATCTAAACTTTTAATAAGAGCAGGTGCTTGATCTAGAACCGAACCAGAAAGTGCAGAAGATACACACTTCTTCCACGTATTCTGTTTGTAATGATTGTAAAGTAACTTCACTAAATCTGGTTTCTTTGTAGCATCTGTTGTTAGACCACACATTGTAAGTTCTGATTGAAGTTCAGATACACTCTTCTTACCCAATGCTGTTTTGGTTGGAGCTTTCTTTTTCTTAGGAGTATGACGACTACATGCGAAGATGCCTTCACTCGCATGTTCATATCGTGCCGCAGCAGAGCATTTGTGACAACGCGCTGCTCCAACACCAGCTTGTTCACCGAGAACGTCAATGATATTCCAATCCAAAATCTTGACGTCTGTACGTGAAGTCCCCTCTAGGACGCAATAGCTTAGATTGCGCAATCCTACGTCAAAGGATACTATTTTCATTGTTTATCTTATGCGGTTGCCTTTAACAGGGAAATCAACGCAGTTTTGTTATCACTTTTGCTGAAAGGAATGCCCTTCTTGGTAAGAATATCTGCCAACTCCTTCTTGGTCTTTCCCTCCAATCCGTCCGTATCCACAGGAGTATCCTCCTTTTCAACGGAAACACGATCGTCCTCTGTTTCCTCTGGCTGAGGTTCAGGAGCTGTCTCTGTAGTCGTAGGTTGTACTTCGGTCTCCTCTACAACGGCAGGAGGTGGGGGAGGACGAGCAAGCTCACCAATGACCATGATGATGCTGTTCATATTCTGGAAAATGCGCGTTTGTTGCCAATAGAGCCAGCCAACCATTCCCGCAAGAACAAGAATCATAGATGCGAGAAGTGCCAACGATGCGTGAAGAAACTCCATTTACTGAATGGACTGGAAGAGTTGTCTGGCTTCCAAACGAAACTTCTTCGTGGCTTTGAATAAATGGCAAAGAAAGGAGGTTTTCTTGATGTGACAACAATGGTTTCGTCTGGTATTGGTGCGTACGCCGCAAAGAGGTCTGGAAGTATGTCTGGACTTCTTTGGACATTGGCCAAGTATGCGTTGGTGATCATCGCTATTCTCTTGGCAGTTCAGGTTGTCGCTGTTCTCTTGAAGGTTTCCTCTGTGGAGACCTTCGTTCCCGTGTCTCCTTCTGCCGAGGGTGATAAGAAGGTCATGACTCCTTCTGGAAACGTCATCATGTATTGACTGTTTCCTAACGACCATTCCGACCGGAGCGGAAACAATTCTTATAAGGGCGACAGCTGGAGCGTTGAGTAAAGCCCATCTTGCGACACGTTGTCTTGCGGCAGTAGGATTTGGAGTATTTGCGACGCGTTTTCATTAGAAATCTTCTACATCTAGACGGATATTATTTACGCTGTCGGATGGTCTGGAATACTCAGACACCTTCTTCTCAAAGAAGTTGGTCTTTCCTTCCAACGAGATCAACTCCATAAAATCAAAGGGATTTCCTGTGCGATACATCTTCTCGCATCCCAATTGGACGGCCAACCGGTCCGCAACAAACTCAATGTAATCACTCATGAGTTTGCTGTTCATTCCAATCAACGAACAAGGAAGAGCATCGCAGATAAACTCCTTCTCAATTTCCACGGCTTCTCTCAGAATGGAGTGAATGGTTTCGGAAGGAAGGCCACTTGGAAGAGTGTGATACAACGCAACCGCAAACAGCGTGTGCAATCCCTCATCGCGAGAAATCAACTCATTGGAGAATGTCAAGCCAGGCATGAGACCACGCTTCTTCAACCAGTAGATCGCACAGAAGGCACCACTGAAAAAGATACCTTCCACCGCCGCAAACGCAACCAACCGCTTAGCGAAATCATCTTGCGAATCAATCCACTTCAATGCCCAATCGGCCTTCTTGCGAATACAAGGAATCGTATCAATCGCACGGAACAACTTGTTTTGTTCCTCCTTCTCTTTTACATAGGCATCAATGAGGAGAGAATACGTCTCGCTATGAATTCCTTCCATCGCATTCTGGAAACTGTAGAACAACTTGACGACTTGGGAATCCACTTCACGCTGGAAGCGAGATGCTAGGTTCTCTTGGACGATACCATCTGACCCAGCGAAGAAAGCCAACACGTGTTTGATAAAATGCTTCTCATTTTCGGTCAGCTTCTCCCAATCCAGAAGATCCTTGTGGAACGGAATCTCCTCTGGCGTCCAAAACGATCCTACGGCTTGTTTGTACATCTTGTAGAGGTGTTCTTCACGCTTGGCAATGGGGAACAAAGTGTAAGACATCCTGACGCGTTGTATACTATATACAGAAAAGACCTAAATGATATACAATGAGCAGTACGCAGAATTCTCAAAATCTGCTCGTCAACGTGCTTAGACCGGTCTACACGTATTCCAGTGAGACGGGATTCACGGCGGGCGTCGTCGCAACGAATCTTAAGGCAGTGAATACAGATGCGATTACCGCAGGTGTTGCACAACTTGGCGACACAGGTGGAAACATCTATCTCGGAAGCAATGCGGGAAGTACAACCGTTGGAACAAACAGCAACAACGTCGCCTTCGGTGTGGGTGCTGCGTCTGGAATCAATGGAGTACAGAATTCCGTGTTTATTGGCGCATCGGCTGGTCAAGGAATCAGCAATGCGAGCAATGACGTCGTGATTGGCGCAGGAACCTCTGTGGTTGGATCTCGAAACATTGTCATCGGAAACAACGACCTCGTGACTGGAAGCAATAACTTCGTGATCGCATCTGACACAATCTTAACTGTGTCCTACAAGGTGAACATTGGAAACCTGATTCAAGGTGATATTTCTGCGAAAACACTTTCGTTTACAACTGGAACGGACATCAGTGGCGGCGGATACTTTGGAGGGAATGTGGGGATTCGTTATCCAAATCCAACTCATTCGTTGGATGTATCGGGAAGTATCTACGCAACGAGCAATATCATTTTGTCTGATGGATCACAGAATCGCCCATCTCTCACCTTCGCCAGCGACGCGAGTGCAGGTATCTTTCGGGATACCTCTGGAAATGTTGGATTTGCACGTGGCGGAGTGTATTCTATGAAATTAGATCCAAGTGGAAGTATCTTATATACAAATCTTACCGTAGAAGGAACTCTCGCATGCGCAACCTTTGACGCAGGAGGTATCGCAGCAACAAACCTCGCAGTGCCTGGATACATTCGCAACAACGATCTTACGTTCAACATGGATATGAGTCAGGGAAACCTCGCATTCACGGGAACTGGACAAAGTCGTGTAGGAAATGTGTTTATTTCCAACGCACGATTGACTGCTTCCAATGGAATCACAGGAACAAACTTTGATTTGAGTTCTGGAAATCTAGTCCTTTCGAATAACGTCATAGCAGGAGGGTTTTTTAGCAATACCGCGACAAACACGTCCAATTACCTTGGAGGAGTGTATTTGGTGGACAATGAAGTTCGCCCCTCTCGTCTTTTGGAGAAAGGAACCGGTGCATTTGATTTGTGTTCCAATGGTCTTTCGTTAATTGGAAAAATTACAGGAGGCGATGATACTCAGAGCAACCGCATTGGCGGTATAATTCTTAGCAACAGCAATGCCATAGTTCCTGGATTCATTCGCAATGCACTGACTCCAACTACATTGAACATCAGTGGAGGAAACATCAGTAATTCTGCTAATACGACATCCAGTAATTTTACTACCATAACTGCCTCTAGCAACAACATTGGTGGTGTTGTTCTGAATGCGACAAACGTGAGCAATGTAGGTACGTTAGGAACTACGAACGCTTTGGTCTCTGGATATTTGCGTGATGCATTGACTCCCAGTGGGCTTGACATCAGTGGTGGGAATATTAGTAATTCATCAACAACAACCTCAAGTAACTTTACAACCCCAACTGCGTCAAGCAATAGCATTGGAGGAGTTGTTTTGAACGCTAGTAACGTTAGTAATATTTCTACATTGACATCCACGAATTCAATTGTATCGGGTTATTTACGGAATGCATTGACTCCAAGCACACTTGACATCAGTGGTGGGAATATTGCATACTCAGGTGCGATTAGCAATTCTGTCATCAATCAAAGCAATACGATCGGCGGCGTTACATTATCCAATGGGTTTATGAGGAGTGGAGCAGGAACAGTCAATGCACCGGGTGTTTCCTTTTTAACCGACACGTCTATGGGATTGTATCGTGTCGGAACTCAAGCATTGGGAATTTCGGTAGGCGGTGTAAATCGTATGACAATTTGTGGAGATAAGATTGGAATTGGAACATCTGCACCTTCTACGATGCTGGATATTAGTGCTAGTAGTGGTGGAATTAAAGTGGGATCCTCTGGAACTGGATCCTTGACAATAGGTACAGCTGGTGTTGCTTCCGAATACGCTAATCTTACCATGAACGGATATTTTACACTTAACAAGGTTGCTACAACAAATGAACCTATGGTAACCTTTCCAAGCGATCCAAATGTTGCAACTGGTGGATTTATTTTTATGTCAAATAAGGTTGGAATTGGAAATGCTACTCCAGCATATGTGTTGGACATCTCAGCTGGAAATACTGCAAATACAATGCGTGTTCAAGCGACTAGTTATCCAAGTGTTTTGCTTTCAACCCCAACATCCGCTGGTAGTGGACAACTATTGTTTGATGGTGTTGGTTCCAAATATATAGTTCGCGCTTCATCTGTTCCATTGGTATTTGAAAATCCCGGAAACACAGAACGTATGCGAATTGGAACAGATGGAAGGGTTGGAATTGGAAACCCAAATCCACAAAAATTACTGGATATATCCTCTGGAACATCAGGCGAAGGTATTAATATTACTGCACCTAATGCATCTGTCGTATTAAGACCCCAAGGATCAGCGAATACTATGGAATTGTATTCAGCTACCGGAGGACAGGGATTGTATACGTCATCTAATTTCCTACAGTTAAGCACAAACTCGCTAACTGGAAACAATGGATTGTGTATCAATGGAAACAAAGTTGGAATTGCAAATGCCAATCCACAATATTTATTAGACATATGCAGTGGTAGTGCAAATGGTATGTTGTATTTACTTACTACCGTTGGAGGAACAGGTGGTGCAAATGGAGCGTTCGTTTATTCATCCAATATGACAGGAGGGACGATCAATTCATACATAACAGGTAAAAACAGTAGTACAAATAACAATGGTGGAATTCGGTATACACATGTTGCAGATGCAAGTGTGAGCAACTATGTTGCAATAACTGGATCAGGGGCGTCTGGATTAAATGTGCGTCAAGATGGATGGGTTGGAATCAATACAACCACTCCTACAAATGCACTCACGGTATCTGGAAATATCCAATTAGGAACCGCTCCAGATAATTATAGACAATTTGTGGTTGGGGGCGGAAACTCGTATGGATTCATATACGGCGCATTTGCCAAATATGCAGACGGAATCCATATGGGATATAATTTTTACAACAATAACACTACCAATGTAATTCCAAATACTGGACAAGGAACGTCAAGATTGTCATTTGGGGCTGGATTTTTTGCCTTTTACACTGGAAACGTAAATACAGAGCCAACCACTCTTGGATTGTATCAGAATTACCTTGGAAGAGTTGGAATTAACACAGGTGATCCACAGACAATGCTTGATATTAACATGCCCACCGGAGGCAATGGTGTGCGTGTGTATGGTGGTAATTACCCAGATCTTATTCTAGGAAATGGTGGCCTAAAATACTGCCAAATGCTTTACGATATACCGGGTTCAAAAATGATATTCCGCGCAAATGATACATCAGCATTTACGTTTGAATACCCAGCAAATACGGAACTTATGCGTATAGCTTCAAATGGAAACGTCGGAATTGGAACAAGTGCACCAGCATATAAATTGGATGTAAATGGAACAATTCGCGGGTCGTCAAACGTTGTTGCAGTTTTTACAACATCAAACGCTGGAGGGTCATATGCTGGTGCAACTGATACGGATATCATGACATTCACGTACACACCTAAACAATCCGGGTCACCACGAATCATTATTCAAGTGTATTTTGAAGCGTATTATCCTGGATCTGGGGGGTCTGAAAATGCTTCTGTGAAATTAACTGACAATGCGAATACCGAATTAGCGCTTTGGTATGTTACAGTTGATACGAACAATTCAGTAGGCCGCAGTTCACGGGGAGGTGGTACAATTACGTACCATACAACGGTCAGCGGTGCAACGACATTCAAGCTTCGCTATAATGAGTCTGGAGACGATACATTGTACGTCTCACGGATTTACATAGTAGTAAAAGAAATATCATTAGTATAAAAATGTTTGACTTTGCACACCAAGTGCTTCATGCGCTAGGAGCAGTCCATGTCAGAAATGTAATTGAAGGAACTGACCCAACAAACGAAGAAGAATTCTTGAAAATTGAATATGTAAGTCCAATTGTAATAACGTGGGAACAATATTGTAAAGCACGTCTGGACGTTGAGAGGAATCGGGGACTAAAACGCCTTCGTTATGAACGAACACTTCGCCTGCAAAAATGCGATTGGGTTATGACGATTGATAATCTTGAGACCCTTGCCAACAAACAAGAATGGATTGCCTATCGTCAGGCCTTGCGTGATCTTCCAAACAACCCACCTGCGTTTGTCTGGAAGAATGGTGAGCCCGATTTTTCAAAGATGAATATGCCTGTAGAACCACCCATTGTTCGTATTCCTAAACCAACTTAAGCTTCTCCACAATCTTCCGAATAGACACCGTAGAAACACCCGATACTTCTGCTACCTTTGGAATTTGACCTCCCAATACAATCGAAAGAACGCCCGCTACAATTGTCTTGGGTGTGTGTTCCAGCTCAGGAAGATCGTGAAGCATCTTGACAATCTTATCGCGGTCTGTATCCGTCAATCCAAGATCCGCACACATACGTTCCGCCAATCCGAGCTGTGTGTTCAGAACTGAGGATTCCTCATCACTGAACCGAGCCAACCCTTTGCACAGCGCACGAATGCTCACGTGAAACAGATTCGCAATCTCTTCATGTGACCGAGTCGCATTGTTTTGACGACAAGCAGTGAACACCGCTGCTGCCATCAGAGCACGACGAGTTTCTCCTCTCGTCTTCTGTGCGTCTTCCACTAACTTGAACAGACCACAGGCATCCAGAATAATTGCTTTGGTGAGACCCGCACGGAGAGCCGTCGCTTGGATCGCATCAAAGATTCCCATC